TTTTATTCCTATCCTTAAGCACCTGCCAAAACATATTACATGGAATTATCAGAAGAAGGAGAAGAAATTAAATATCGGGCCTTTTGACGGTTATGTAGACTTCCGTTCGGCCGACCGCCCTGAAAATTGGGAGGGCTTTGGCTATGATGTTATCTTCCTGAATGAGGCTGGCATCATATTAAAAAACAAATATCTTTACGCAAACACCGTCCTTCCGATGCTTTTAGATAGCGAAAAGAGCAAACTCATCGCCGTCGGTGTTCCCAAGGGCAAAAAGATGAAGGATAAATCAGACCATCCTTTTTATACTCTTTACAAGACTGCAAAGTCCGGAGCGCCAGGCTATAAGTTATTGGAATTTTCTTCATATGACAATCCTTTACTTTCAAAAGAAGAGATCGCTGAGCTGGAGAAGGAGATAAACAGGATGTCTCCAGGGATGGTAGAACAGGAAATTTACGGTAAATTTGTTGATGATGTATCAGGTACTCTTTGGGGCCCCGAACTGTTCAAGTACACAGATGAGGTGACAGGTTTAAGGCGCATTGTTATTGGTGTTGACCCTTCCGGCAGCGTTTCAGGTGATGAGGTTGGAATTGTCGCAGCGGGAGTAGATGAGAGAGGCTTTATCTATGTGTTGAAAGATGTTTCAGGTCATTATTCACCTTTGCACTGGGGCACTCTGGTGGTTGATCTTTACAGACAACTTCGGGCCGATGTTGTTGTTGTAGAGAAGAACTTCGGGGGAGATATGGTAAAGAGCAATATTCAGACAATTGACAGGGCTGTGAGGATAAAAGAAGTCTTCGCTTCACGAGCAAAGCAGATAAGGGCCGAGCCTGTCGTTGCGCTATATGAGCAAGGGCGTATCTATCACAAAACAGGACTTCACAACCTGGAGAATGAGATGCTTTCATGGGTGCCAGGTCTTGGTGCTTCGCCTAATAGAATTGATGCCCTTGTATGGGCAATAACAGAACTTATGACAAGGAAAATTGAATTTGAAGTTATATGAGTTTTATTCAGAGGTTATTCGGCATAAAAGAAAAGACAGAAGAAGAAAGGTTTACCGACTTTCTTTATTCTAAGTTGTTCCTTAATACACCGCTTTATCCTGACAACAACGATTATACTTACCTGAATTTTTATACTTCCAATAGCGATGTCTTCACTATTATCAACAAAATTACTGAGCCTGCTTCGACTGTACCGATTTATCAATATAACGAGGAAGGAGAAGAGTTTTCTGGCCGGATGCTTCACTTATTGAACAGCCCAAATGGCTATTTCAGCAGAGCTGAATTTGTGGAAGCTGCCCTTTCGTTTTATCTCATTTACGGCAACTGCTTTATAACGTATTTATCGCCTGATAATGGGGTCAATGCCGGACGACCGGTGAAGTTGATTCTCCTTCCTCCTCCTTATGTCATCATTCATCCAGGGACACAGTTTGATCCTATCCTGAAGTATGAATTTTATGTGCCATCGACGGGAACAAGAATAATTTATGAAAGAGAAAAAGTCTTTCATTGGCGTGAGTTTAACCCTGACTTTGGGACTTCCGGTGGTAGCTTACGTGGGATGAGCCGGCTAAAGCCTCTCATTAAAACAGCTTGCGGAAGTGCAGAGGCATATGATGCGCTTGTGCGCAGCCTGCAGGCGCAGGGGATGTGGGGGCTTCTCTCAATTCTTGATGAGACAGGTACAGGGGCAAAGCCCTTAACAAGGGAGCAGAAGTCAGAACTTAAAAGCAAGTTTCGAGCTGACAGCAAGGCAGGCGAACTGACCATCATTAATAGTCTTGCTCAATACACAAAGCTTGGCATGTCGCCGCAAGAGCTCAGGATAATTGAATCACTCGGGCTTTTTAGAGGTGCTTTATGCGATGCTTATAACGTGCCGAATCAACTTTTATCCGGTAGCCAGGACAGAACTTACAACAACTATCTTGAAGCAAAGAAGGCGCTCTGGCAGGATGCTATCATGCCATCATTGAATGCTTTTCTTGAAGGCTTTTCGCGCTGGCTTGCGCCGAAGATCGGAGAAGAAGGACACTATCTGCAAGCTGATTATTCAACCGTTCCATGTTTGCAGGTGAACATGGCGGAGGTCATAAATGCAATGGTAGCAGCACAGGCATTCACGAAGAACGAGATCAGGCAGGCAGTTGGTTACGGAGCTATTGACGATCCGTTGATGGATGAAGTTTTTGTCTCTATGGGCATGACACCTCTCAGCTTTGGAGATGAGACAGAAGAGGATGTTGAGGCAAAATTAAATGAGTTAGGGCTAAATCATTATCTTAAAAAATGAAACAGGTAGGACTGACATATAAGGAGAGGATAAGAAATGAACGCAGGTATTTTCCTTCGGTGTTAAAGGCACTGGCAGAAAACAGGCATCGAATTATTGAGCTGGCTAAAGATAATGATCCGCGACTGGTTAAAGAGATAGCAGAACAAAAGTTGAATAAAGATAAATTAAGAGGCACAGTTGAAAAGTTGTGGATGGATATTGGCACAGCATCGGCTGGAAAAATTGAAGAAATGATAAGAAGGGCAAAAGGAAAGAGTGTGAAGATTATGTACGGAATGAAAAAGACAAACGGCAGGGAACAGTTATGGAACAGCCGGATGCAGCACTATGTCCGGGAAAGAACTGCATGGAAAATAGAACGGATGATGTCAACACAGCTGGAGATGATTAACCGTGTCATTGATGATACAATTCAGCAGACTATTGATGAAGGTCTTGGCGTTTTGGAGTCGAGGAAGAAACTTGTTCAGAATTTAATGAGTGATGAGTTTGTGGTGATTGAACGCTGGCAGGCAAAAAGAATTGTTCAGACAGAAGTGGGACAGGCGCAGAACACAGGAAGCTGGATTGCAGCTCAGGAAAATGCCGAAGGAGTGAGAAAGGAGTGGCTGACAAGCGGTGATGAAAGAGTAAGAGAAAGTCATGTTCATTTCGGCAATCTTGGCCCGAAGGAGATGAATTACTATTATGCAAATAATCTTTTATATCCTTGTGATCCAAATGGAGAAGCAGAAGAAATCATAAATTGTCGTTGTGTAATTTTATATGATGTTGATTAACTAAAAAATAGAGAAAAATGGAATACAAACCATATCCAAATGAACACGCGGCTCGGGTGCGAGATCCGAAAGACTTCATTGAAGACAGCTTCCGTCGCAAAAACATTGCTGACGGGGTTGATATCATCATCGGCAAGCTGAAAGGCGGAGATGGCAGCATGGTTGTTCAGGCTTACCGCTTTGATGCATCTAAGTTCACCGCCGAGGAAGCGAAGAAATGGCTGAAAGATCACGATATTGATTATATCGATTTTGAGCCTGCAAAAGAGAAAAGGCGGGGAAAGATAATGGAACTAAAGATTTACAATTCACGCATCGAAGACGTGGATGAGACGCAGGGCGTCATCATTAATTATGATTCTGCCTTCAATAAGCTGGACAGCGATGGTGATATTGTACGTCCTGGGGCTTTCACAAAAACACTGAAAGAAAACGTTAAGAGGATGAAGTGGTTTTTGAATCACGATCCGAACAAACTTCTTGGCGTACCTTTCATCGAAGGGACAAAGCAGGACGATTTTGGCTTGTTATCTTATAACAAGATCAACCTTGACAAAGAGATAGGTCGGGACACGCTGGCTGATTACAGGTTATTCAAAGAATACGGTCGCACTTTGGAGCATTCAATTGGCTATGAGGTTGTGAATTACAAGCCTCTTGAGATGGAAGGCAAGTCTGGCCGGGAGATATATGAGATAAAGCTCTGGGAGAAGTCAACTCTCACGCATTGGGGCGCAAATGAACATACACCGCTTGTTGACATGAAGTCGATGCTTAATCTTAGTTTGGAAGAGTGGCTTTCAATGCTTGAGGAGATGCTCGATAGAAAATATTCCGACAATCGCAAATGGGCAGTTGAAAAAATTCTAAAAACAATTGATAAATACAGGTCACCTGATGTCATTCAGCCGCCAGCAGGCACTGAGGTTGTCAGGCCGACATTTGAAGAAGTGAAAAAAATTATTGTTGAATCATTTAAAATTCAGTGAAATGGAAGAAAAAGAATTAAAGGAACTTAAAGAACTCATAAAAGAGGAAGTAAGGAAACTCAATGAAATGAATGAGGCTTTCCGAAAAGGAAGCGAGGAAGATCGCCGGAAGCTCGAGGAAAAAATGGCAAAAGTTGAGGATAACATTGAAAAACTTTCAAAACAGGCCGACGAACTCGAGCTGAAGATGAAAGACTTCACAATCGGCAAAGTACGCAAAGGACTTTTCGATGAGATGAAAGAAGCTCTGACTAAGAAAGAGACAATTGAGATGCTGAAGAAAGGCGGGCAGATAAGTTTTGAACTGAAGGCATCAACTATTGATACACAGACAGCGCTTTCCGGAAGTTCACTGGCAACAGCAGTTGTCATTCCGTTCCGCGAGGCTGAAGTTGGTAAAGCCCCTGATAGGGTTACCTCGATACTTTCAGTCATCAACAAAGCCGTTACCTCATCAGGTATAGTAACATGGGTAGAGCGTTCAGCTCGCACTCAGGGAGCTGCCTTTGTAGCTGAGACTTCGCAGAATCCGCAAAGTGATGTTACTTATGTGCAGAAGTCAAAAACATGTGAGAGAATTGGCACTCATTACAAGGTTACCAGCGCTGCACTGGAAGATTGGGATCAACTTTACAGCGAAATCGTTAACGAAGTCATCCCGCAACTGGAGAGGGAGATAGAGAGTAATGTCTTCTCAGGTTCGGGCACATCGCCCGCATTGCTTGGTATGACAGCTAATGCTTCAGCCTTCTCTGTGAGCGGTCTGGCCGAAAAGGTTGTTAATCCTAATTACCTCGATGCTATCCGCGCATGTGTGGCTCAGCTTCTGGCAGCTAACTATCTTGGGCCATTTACGGCAGTCATCAATCCTGTTGATGCTGCACTGATGGATCTTGCAAAGGATAGCAATGGAGTTTATGTCATTCCGCCATTCCTGACGGCTGACCGCAAGCTCGTCGCTGGTGCAAAGATTATTGAGAGCAACTTAATTACGGCAGGCAACGTGCTTGTTGGTGATATGTCGAAGGATACGCTTTACTTCCGCAGAGGAATTGAAGTTAAACTCTGGGATCAGGATGCTACCGACCCAGAATACGACCTTAAGACAATTACCGCTTCGGCTCGCTGCCTGAATAGAATTAAATCAGTGCATTACGATGCATTTGTCTATGATTCATTTGCTGACATCATCGAGGCAATATCTGTTCCAGTTGCTTAATAAAGAAAGGAGGTTGAAATGAAAAGGTTATATGTAATATTGATGATGGTTGCCATTGCAGGGATGACTTTTGGTCAGGTCAAGACAATAAATGGCAAGACTTTGACAATCTATAAGGCACTGGCACCTACCGAATGGTCGTACGAATATACTCCAGCATCAACTGAAAGAATTTCACCGAATAAATATGACACTATTAATCTGGTTGTAATGGCCAACAAGGCGGAGCTTGTAAACCCTTCTGGTTATGTTGGAGTATCCTCGAGAGTAGGCACGACAGATACTTATGCCTTCATCATCGGAGGCAAATTTCAGGCATCGGCTGCCAATACAGTTCTTGAGAGTTATACCTCGCAGACAGCTTCGGCAATTCTGATTGATACTTCACTTGTAAAGAGCGGAACGGCTCCTTTCCTTGTACATTATAACGAAAGGCCACATCGGTATTTTTCAATCACAATTGCAAATGATAACTCGCAAAATTCTGCAGATAGCCTTATGCTTTCAAAAATTGTTATCAGGCTTGCACCTGTGAGTGTGGATATTAAATAATGTTTTTAAAGGGGGAGGGCAGCCCCCTCTCCCCTAATTTTAAAAATTAAAATTATGAAGACGGTAAAAATACTCAAGGACACAACGCTGAACTTCCACCGCACTGTTAAAGCAGGGGAAGCATTGAAGGTTACTGACAGACATGCTGCTATACTTATTGCAGCTGGAGTGGCTGAAGAAGAAGGAGTAAAAGAAGAAAAGGTCGAGAAAGAGCCTCAGGACAGGGAGAAAAAGGTTGAGAAGGCTCCGAGGAAAAGAAGCAAAAAATAATTTTTGACAATGGCAATACAGGTAAAGGAGATAACACAATTAATTACCGAGCCAGTCACAAAATCGCAGGTGAAGGCTTATATGGGATATCCTGACAGTGACACCTCGCAGGATGATCTTATTGATATGCTCATCACCGCAGCGCGGAAGTATGTTGAAGATTATACGGGTTGCTCGGTTGTGGAGAAGCAATATAAAGTTTACTTCGAAAAAGAAGACCTTGCGGGTGGCTGGCTCGAGCTTCCTTTCTTTCCTGTGAGTGAGAGCGAGGATATAACACTAACCATTAATGGCACCGAAGTTGATTTTGAGCAAAAAGGACTTAAGAGAGTAAAAATTTATCCTTCGGCGGTTTACAGCACGATTCCTGTCGGCTCAAATTTAACAGAATGGTATGGCGAGGTGACCTTCACCGCAGGAGAGGAAAACAGCATTGCCAATGCGGCCATCATCCGAATTGTTTCACACCTTTTCAATCATCGCGAGGATGGTATTGATAAGGCTTTTAACTCTTTACCTTTTGACACGATAAAATTACTTAACAGTTTAAAAGTTGAAGTCTGATGGACACAGGAAGACTCAATAAAGTTCTTACGTTAGAAAGTCTCTCGACAGTGACGGATGACTATGGAGACACCGCTGAAGCATGGACAGAAGTAGAGGCTGTGCGTTGCTCTATGCAAATGGTAAGCACGCAGCGGGTTGTTCTCTCGGAAGAACTTGTCGGTAAACGTATTTATGAGCTCAACTACTGGGATAATGGTTACGGAGACAATATAAGGTTTTATGACAGCGAGGAAGAAAAATATTATTATCCTATTGAGCCTCCTGTGTTAAAAAGAGGGTCAGCACATCTTTACGAGGCAAAAGTTCTTGTAGTTGAAAAAATTTGAAGGATGGCAGAATTTTTAAAAATAGAAGCGGTTAATGTTGATGAGGTGATTAAATCATTAAAAAACTTCGGCAAGGAGTGTGATGATGTTATCATCAAGGCCACAGCCGACACTGCGATGGCAATCGAATCAATTGCCAAAAAAAGGCTGAGAGGACAGCTCGGAAGTCGCAAGCATTGGATACATGGCGCTGCTGGTCTTGCGGGAAGTATTTATAGAAGGGTCAATGAGAAGGAAGGCCTTGTTGGAACTGGCAAACATTATGCGCCTTATATCGAATTCGGCACAGGAAGCGAGGTATTTAAGAATTTTGATTTTGACGCTGAGGCAAAAAGTAATGCAGCACAATTCAGGGGCAGAGGCATAAGGCGCGTAAACATCAAAGGCGACAGTTACCTGTATTTTGCCGCAAAAGATCAGGAAAAAGAATTTTATCGAAGAATTGAAGAAGGAATAAATAAATTACTTGGCAATGGCTGAAGCACTGAAGGAAATAACATGGGAGCTGACAACGGCGCTTTATAACGCATTAAAGGATCAAATCACCTATCCTGTTTATAAGGTTATTCCAAAGCCACCTGAAAGTGCTTATGTGTACATAGGTAATGTGACTTATAACACAGAAGGGACAAAAGATGACTGGCTTTACAGCGGTATGGTGACAATAAGGGTTGTGGATGAGAGCCATGCGGCAGGTGATTTGAAGGAAGCACTTGAGGTTGTTAAAGAGATAAGGCAGATACTTAAGCCTAATAAAACAGCGGTGCTTTCACTTTCAACATCAAATAATATTATCTTCTCACCTGCAAGCACAAGCGCAACGATTACACTTTCGGAAGAAGGACTTGCAAGGAATGAAATTTTTGATATATATAGATTTGTTATTGAATGAATGAAAATTATGTTTAACAATTAAAACGATAGAAAGATGGCAAAAATTAATGGAACTCTGTATTGTGTTTTCGACGGTAGCGATAGAATACTACACACCGATTCGGCATCGCTAAACGTTGATGTTGATCTGCCAGAAACTACTAACAAAGAATCAGGAGGTTGGGAGAAGCATGAAATTGACGGTAAACGTTCATGGACAATAGACTTTGCGGGTCTTTATGATGAGACTGGCACTGGAATTACACCTGATGAGATAATCGGGAAAATTATCGCCAGAACTCTCGATGTGACCGTTTACTTTAAACCAACCTCAGGCAGCACCAAAGGCTGGACAGGTGCGGGGAAGTATAAAAATATTAAAATCGATGCTGATTCTGAATCACCTATTAAATTCAGCGGGCAAATCATCGCAAATGGTGCTTTGAGCGTAACCACCTAAAGATAAAGAGTCATGGCAAAAATTAACGGAAGTTCGCTAATTCTTTATGCAGATGGTTTGGCTATTGCCGGACAGCGAGGCGGCACTCTGAGCCTTGAAGCAGACCTGCCTGAAACAACTGATAAGTTTTCGCAGGGCTGGGAAGAACATGATGTGGACGGCAAGATATCAGGCACTATCGACTTTGACGCGCTGATGTCAACAACAGGGCTTTCAGCTGAAGGACTTTTAAATAAAATAATTGACCGCGAAGACCTTCTTGCTTTGTTTTACAGCGAGGACATGACGAAGCTCTTCCTTGCAAAGACAAAGCTAAAAAGTCACAAAGTAGAGGCTCCAGGCGAGCAGCCGATGGCGCTGTCGGGAAGCCTTCAGATAAATGGCAAGGCTTATTTTGTGAGTGGCAACCTGATGCCTTCTTCTTTTGATGCCTATACTTATTCAAGTTTTTCATGGGATGAAGAGGAAAAATTTGGAACAATTCATGCGATAAATTCTTCAGGATGGGTATATGCGAGAGCAATAATAAATCAAAGCATTACAACTGATGATATATTTCTTTTTGTAGGCTTTTTTTCTCGTATAAGTGGAGAAGTTCCTTTGGTTCGATTACTTAATAGTGCTGGCAGTGTTATTAGCAACGAATCGTATCTTACAGAAGGAGCAAATTTAATTGAATTTACTGCAACAGGTTCAGACACTACTTTTAAGTTGGATATTACAAATAATTATTCAACAGAATTTTATATTTATAACACAATGTTGTTTAAATTATGAAGCTTCCTTTCTTCTCATACTGGCGTGCTGCTTACATTGAACGAGATGTTCCTTTTGAACTTCGCATTGGGACGCTGGAAGACATTTGCGAGGAATTGAAGATTGACTTCTGGCAAATGAAAGAATTTGCCGAAAAACATCCAGATGTTTTCAATATAGAACTTCTCTGGCAGGGTTATTTGACGGGTTGTCGGCTGCAATTCTGTAAGCCAAAGTATAAGAAGGCTCAGGCTGTGACCTGGTATAATAAGATGAACAGGGAGATGCTTGAGGAACTTAAAAAAAAGATGGAAGAACTTTACGGGAAATTGACATTACAGAACAATAAAAAAAAAGTGACGAAGAAGAAGACAGGCTGACATTTGCGCAGT